AGGTAGCAGAACCAGTACCATTGTAGGTTGCACTACCACTTAGACCAGTACCAGAAGTTGCAAAAGTTGCAGTTGGTAGGTTGCTACCAAGGGAAGTACCGGAGATTGTGCTGTTTGCTAGGTTAGCATTAGCAATCGCAGTACCATTCCAAGTACCAACAGTAATGGTACCAACACGAGTTAGCGAAGAACTCGTAACACCAGCACCAAGTGTAGTAGCAGAAAGAACTGTGCTATCAGCAATCTGATAAGACTTACCAGATACAAGGTTGAAGTGCTCACTGGACTCCCAGTGATCGTTGTCGTTATACCAGATTAGAGTATGATCACTTGCACCCTTCAAGGTAATACCACCACCATTTGCTGTGGTATCACTTGGAGTATCAACAGAACCTAGTTCAATGTTCTTGTCGTCTACTGTTAGGGTTGTGGAGTTAATAGTAGTTGTAGTACCATTAACAAATAGATCGCCAGTAACAGTTAGAGCAGCACCAACCTGAAGTCCACCACTTAGAACAACGTCAGCAAGTGATGCACGACCAGTGATAGTTGGTGTTGCGATAGTTGGCGATGTGCCGAATACTAGAGAACCAGAACCTGTCTCGTCGGTTACTGCAGAAATTAGGTTTGCAGACGATGGAGTAGCAAGGAAACCTGCAACGTTAGCGCCAAGACCAGAAACACCGCTGCTGATTGGTAGACCTGTTGCATCAGCAAGGTTAAATGCAGGAGTTGCGTCTGTATCACCCAAAGTGATTGTTACACCACCGATGGTAGCACTAGGACTAGCCAACTTAGCGTTAGCAATCGAACCCGCTAGTTGATCGTTGGTGATCGTACCACTAAGATCTGTGGTAGCAAGTGTACCTTCAAACGATGCGGCAGTTACAATGCCGGTTACGTTTGCGTTCTGAGTAACAATTAAATCTTTTGTTGTGCTAACACCAGTAATTCTGCTGTTAGTTGCTGTCGTTTCGTCGTACGACAGGTCGCCTGTTACGTTTAGGTCTCCAGTAACCGAAAGGTTACTGAACATATCGACATCCGATGCGAAGGTTGCAATACCGACAAAGGTAGATACACCAGAAATAACCTGTGTGGATCCACCCATCTTCGCTAGTTCTCTAGCTCTAGACATAATAGATTATACCCTTGTATGAATATACAAGATTATTTAGCTCAGACTTCTGTTAGGTTGATCTTATATTTTTTGCCGGTTCTATTATTCAGCATAAAGATATCGTTTTCTCCTTCCTGCAATGTCCAATCACCCCAAGTTCCATCAACATCATTTGCACCACCTTCATTACTGAAGTGCATGTCGGCAGAATAGATATTTGCCCATCTGTTGCTGCTTGCACCAAGATCATAAGTGTTGGCTGAAGCTGGTAAAATCGTAAATGATGTTGTATGACCTACGATAACATCAGGAGTACCAGTAAGACCAGTTGCATTACCGGAGAATGTTGTTGCTGTTAGAATACCCGTATTTGGGTTATACATCAGATCAGTATCTGTTCTGACGTTCTCATTGCCTGTTGCAGTGTCTACGAAAGTTACGTAATGAACTGCGTTGGTGTTATTTGTTGCAACTAGTGTTACTGCTGTAGCAATACCTGCATGAGTTGCTACACCAGATAGTGCAGAGTATGTAGATTCTGCAACGGAACCAGAGAAAGATGATGCAGTAATAACACCAGTGATGTTAATTGTATCACCTTGCAAAAACTTAATTGTGGAAATACCAGTACTTCCGGCATTTGCTGGATCAGAAATAATATCTGAGATTAGACTACCATTATTAACAATAATACCATTTTCAAAATCAACCAGATCTCTGAATGTTACAATACCAGTAACGTCTAGGTTGTTACTCGCATTGATATCAGTTACATTAAGAACATTCGCGGTAGTAATACCAGAAACATTGAGATTGGTTGTTCTTAGTTGTGAAAAAGTAGAAACACCAGGTGAAGTAATATCCGATCTTAGTTCTGAAATGGTAGCAACACCACTTAGGTTGAGATGAGTACCTTCAATGTGTGATAGAGTATTGATACCTGTGGAGTTAACTTCGCCCAAAAGACGACCAGTATGAAGACCAATTAAACCACCATTAAAGGAATGTGCAGTAGCAAGACCCGTAACAACAACATTGTCGGACTTAAATTCTGCAATGGTACCAATACCAGTTACATTAATATAATTAAAATCGCTAGATGCTGCAGATACATTGGTGATAGTTGCAACACCAGTTGCACCATTTGTAAGACTTAATCCAGCACCAACAAAGATTGTTGTAATTCCAGTAAAAGTTACTCCAGAACCAGATACACTGATCTCACCAGGAACGCCGGTCAAAGAAGATCCACTACCAACGAATGATGTTGCCGTTACAACACCAGAAACTTGGATGCCGTTCGTAACACCAATACCGAAAGGAAAAGTAACCTTGTCGCTATTCGTCCTGTTTACAACTGTATTGACGCGAATCTTTGACATTATAAGTCCCTGGAAAAAGTGGTTTCTTCTTTCTTTGTTTTATTTATACTCACAAAGTATCGAGATTTAGAATATCGACAGTAAAGACTTTCCCGTCTCCAACTACCAATTCTCCATTTGGTTCTTCGATAACAAGTTCTTCGTAAATTGTCCACGCTTTAGTAGCATTGGGCATAGTAGCACTATCTAGAGTAATTGATACGCCCAATCCAACTTCACTATTAAGGTATTCAATAATACCTGTGGCACCAACAATATTACTACCAATACCAACATCGTCTGTTGGATTGACGATAATCGTAGCAATACCAACTGTTGCTGTGCCCTGAACAAACTTAGATTGAATCGCGGTAATACCAGTTCCAACAAAGTTCAAGATAGTAATAGAACCAGCAAATCCAACTGGTGTTACACCTTCATCTTGAACAGTAATACCATCTACAGCACCTTGTGGTGTGATAGCACCCCAACGTCTTGTACCATCAGCATCACCATACAAAACATAATCGTTGTTTGGGGATAAACCTAAACTTGGTTCTGTTTCTGATAGATTTATGAAAGTTGGATCACCACCAACAATCTGATTACGGGATGTTGAAAGACCCGCAAAAGACGTTACACCAACTTTACCCGAAAGAAGTCTAGGCATTACTTAGCGTTCTCCAATACACTAATAATACACTTCATTGTATTGATAGTACCACCCTGAATTTTTAAGATATCTCCCGTTTCTAGAACAAGTCTTCCATCAATAAAAGCCATAGAATCTTGACTTGGAATTCTTGCATCTTCAATGATTGGAGTATCTACGCCATCCCTACTATGGAATACAGTAAATTCAGTGACTGAAGTTCCAGTACCAACGTTTGCAACATTACCGTAAATGATCAATGCCGCTACACCTGGAGGGCAAGTGTAGATACCGACACTACTCGAATTAAGAGTATGTGTAATAGTTCGGAATTTATTTAAGGGGATTGCAGCCATTTTATGAACCTAATGCGATAATGAGTGGTGTTAATGTTGCTTGAATACTCTTATCAAACGAATCACCAGAAACAGTTCCTGTTTGCTGGTTAATGATAATACCATCACCAATTAAGAAGTTGCCCTTTTCATCTGTAGATGTGTGAACAACTTTACCACCATCAATAGAGATGACTTGATTATCCGAAATTGTTACTCCACCCTGGCTAGGTCTAGCACTTGCAATAGTAACTCCAGTTCCAATATATTCAAAGGAATGGGAAGATGCAAGAATTAGTGATTGTCTTGCAAATGGAACTGTAGATCCAACACCAATGTTTGATGGTAGAAGTTGGTCAACGGTAATCGTAGATACGCCTGCCGTAGGCGTCGTAGCACTATTTATAGTGAAGTACAAAGGACTTAAGTTTGCTGTTGCAAAAGCAGTTGTAAGTCCACTAGTTGGTGGATCAATCGTAACAGTAACAGTATCTGTATCTCTATACTGATTACCATTCGATACCATATCGATCGAAGTAATAGAACCAAATCCACTAACAACAGCAACAGCTTCTGCAGTAATACCGCCTGGACCAGATGGTGCAGAAAGTGTTACTCTTGGTGGATTTGCTGAAGTATAACCAGCACCAGAATTGGTAACTGAAATTGTTCTGACTTCATTGAACAATTCACCAATGTAGAATACCTGACCAGTATAAGGTCTTTCTGTTCCTAGATTAGAAACTACAATTGTGTTATCTTCAAAAACACCTGCTGTTGTAAGAATACCTGTATAGTGAACTGTTCCAATTCCCTGTCCAACCAGACCTTTATTACCAAAAGAACTATTTGAGTTTGTTAGGTCGCACTGTCCACCAGAACCACAATAGATTGCAATATCATCACAAATCGTGAAGATAGAAACTAACTGAGCGTATCCATCATTTGTGATAGAAACACCGATACCTCCTTGATTGTATTGGGTATATGAGTCAACAACCATTGACTTCAACCCTTCGGCATGATTACCATCAATCTTCATACCCATTGAATCTGGTATAAAGTTTGTACAGTTTCTTACATATGGGGATTGTGTAATGATACCAGTTGTTGCATCTGGATTGAATGCAATCATCGCACCAGTGTTTGCAGCACCGATGAATGATAGGTTCTGAACTAGAACACCATTATCAACGAAGAATAAATCTTGTCCAACATTTTGTGGGATGACTTGTGTATTTCTTAGATCATCACCATCGATTGTTACATTTTTTGGAATATCAACTGGATTATCTTCTGTATAAACACCTGAGGTTACTCTAATAACCATTCCAGCTGTTGCAATACCACAAGCAGATTTGATTGTGCGTTTTGCTTTGGATATACTTTGCCCATCCTGTGCATCATCACCAACTTCGGTGACGAAAATAACATTAAATTCACTCGATGCAGCACCAACCCAAACAAGTTCGCCATCGTTAGTAGCACCAAGAACAGATGCGGCAGAACCTACACTACCAAATGAGTCAAGGAAAGTACCACCAATCTGAACTAATCCATTAGCAGTATCATCTCTTGGTCTAGCAACTTGAAATAGGTATTCTGGTGCAGATGTACCGATACCTACACGATCGGTTGTATCATTATAATATAATTGATTAGCACCACCGAAGTCACCATCAGTTCTCTTGTATTGAACTTGGAAGTCAGTACCAGCAGCATTTACTTGGATCTCTGCAATGTCTGTCCAAGATACAGCAGTACCAACAGATCTTAAAACCTGCCCATTTGCACCTGCACTATCATTTACATCATATACTTCTTCATGAAACTGTGCTGTTCCACGAACATCAAGATCTTGTGCTGGTTGTGTGCTGCCGATGCCGATTTGTCCAGCAGCAATAATACCATCAAAGTTTGCTGTTGAAGCAACATCCAATCCATAAGATGGGTCAGTTTTACCAACACCAGTTCTCGAATTGTCGGCATCAACGATTAGGGCATCATTCCCGACTTCGAGACCCTTCTCAACGGAAAACTTTTTGTTTACTGACGCCATCTATCTAGTAACTTCCAGATTTTTAGGTATTTAGGCATTCGCAAAGATAATGTAGTTCATAGCCATTGTTGGTTGAACATTGTTCATTGGATGACTAGAACCGTTGTTAGCGATTGTAACGGTGTGGTTGTGCGTCAGATCAATTGCGGTTTGGGTGGCGTTTGCTCGACTTACACCCGAACCACCAGATGTTAAGCTAGCAGCAACTGGATGTTGGACAGCATTGTCATTTACCCCAGTAAAAGCATTATCAGTAGAAGAACCAGCGTGACCGTGCGTTGCGATTTCAGCAACTGTCTGAACGTGCTCTTGATCACCACCAGTTACACCAGGAGCATTGAAGTTGGTAGACTGTGAAGAGTTCGCTGTCTGACCAGACAATCTATTTGCTGCTGTTCCACCCATATTATCAGGAGCAGCAATCACGCGACCACGCATATCTGGCAAGTTGAACGTGGTACTAGAATCGCCCGCGCCGTACTGCGTACCGATGGCTTCAAATAGTGCTGCAAATGTTGTTCTAGAAACTTCAGAACCATCACAGAACCTGTAAAGTGGTGGTGCAGTTGTACCCGCGAAAGGCATAACCATACCAACTGGTAGTAGTGGATTACTATTGACGCGATATGTTTGACCAGCGCCAATGTTTACATCTCTTGTTACTGTGCTGAAACCAGTTGTGAATGTATCTCCACTGAATGTACTGAAACCAGAAATCGATAGAACAGAAATGTCCATCGCGTAGGTAACACCAACACCCAACTTATCCATTGAGTAGTGTTCGGAAGTACATTCGTGTGATACTAGACCGAAACGCTTCCAACGCTGATCAGCAACTGCTTCGTTGGTTCTGACCCAACCCATGTAACCACCACGATCCCATTCTGTTCTGAATAGAATGTTATCGTTGTTCTGGTTTGTTGGTGGGCAATCATTGCCGTCACGGATACCAACAGTAACGTTCTTGTTGATATCTGATGAGAAGCGATTACCCTTCAAACTTAGCCAAATAACTTCGGTGTTACCTAGACTTAGAAGGTTATCATTGACGGTTAGATTATCAACTGTTAGACTTGTCGAGTCTTCATTGATTGTACCACCTTCAGTAGCAGCATCGAAACCAAATGTTTCTTGCTTACCAGTTGTAGGATCAAACTTAGTTCTGCCGATGAAGAATTCACCAACATCATTCATGCCGGTGTAAACAACCAAGCCACCACGAGTTTGTAGTGACTGGGAGATAACTTTCTCGTTCTCAGTTAGAACTCTATCCTGTGTCTGCGGCATCGCAGTAGAATAGTTACCAGGACCAAAACCAACATATTCAAACGTATGACCAGAAGCACGTAGAATAGAATATCTACGGTTCTCTACTGGTAGTGGGTTGATTTTCCTTGCTTTGACGTTTGCATCGTGTGGTGCAGCATTAGAACCTAGGCAAGCACGGATGAAACCAGTACCGCCATTTGTGGATCTAACAATTTCACTTTCAATCAAGAAGTAATCACCACGCTGAACAGATGCATCTAGTCCGTTCTCGGTCAGGTTGATTGTTGTTGTGGTTGTAGTAATCCCAGAAGTTAGTTCTAGTGTCTTACCACCATAGATTGGAACACCACGACCATTTCCACGGACAGAGAAACCTGTACCGTGTGCTGTTGCTACACCAGTCAGTGCAGGAGCATTACTTGTAATACCAAGATTGACTGTTAGTGAAGAACCATAACCAATACGATCAATAATAAAGTGTGTGCCGTTATAGACTGTGGAGAACCCAGTACAACCATCAATAACAATTTGATCACCACGGCGAAGACCAAGATCACTAAGCATTGTGACCGTCGCAATACCGCTGCTGGGGTCATGTGAAATAGTCTGAATATCTGTAGCAACACCAACATGATAGAAGATACCATCAGTTGCCGCTGCACCTGCTACCGCAGTGTAGCTGATCTGCTTATTGTCGGGGATAGAAGTGATTCTGTATAGACCGTTGTAGGTCTCGCTGCTAACACCGATAACCTGAATAACATCACCAACCTCATTGTAAATTGTATCAACATCAATAGTTGGAGCAGTAGGAGTTCCGTGTGTTGGAAGACCACGTAAGGTTAATGTTTCACCAACAGTGTAACCACTACCAGGTTCTCTAATTGTTATTGCACTGACTACACTTGCTGCGTTGACCGTTACATCAACTAGGCAACCTGTACCAGAACCACCTTCTGCTCGGATATTAAAGTAGAACTCAGCAGATCCACTATTATCACCCAAGTCAGCACCGGCATTGGATAGAGTAATTTCTTTAATACCACGAAGACCATGCTCAACCTCAGTCTGAATAGTTACCGTATCACCAGAAATAGAAGATCCTGTAATGCCGATACCAATACCAGTTTGCTCTAGGAAACTATCCAAAGATTCCCTTGTAACACTATCAGCAGGGTCACTTGTTTCTACCTGACCAATAATATTACGCATCGCATAACTGGATGCTGCCTGAGGATCATCGATAACATTATCCTGACCACTGACTGGAATTAGATCTGCATAGTTCTGTGGGAACTTATTGGATGCTGTGGAGAATGGTGTAACAGCAACATTATCAAGATAACCAAGAATAGTTAGATCATAGACACCATCTTGGACATCTCGTGTATAACTTTGAATTTCAGTCTGATCATAGATCTGATAAGAAGGACCAAAATCACGCTTGATAAAGTATGGAGAATCAGTTCTACCAGAACCAATAATTGTTCTATCATAGAATGTATATGGAACATTGTTAGAACTAGAAGCAATGGTAGAAATACCACCTGGGTCAGTGTTCAGACCAACGTTGAAAGTAACACGGTCAACAACATCAGAAACAACGAATAGACCATTGAAACCTGAGTTCTGAGCACCGGTTTCATTGTTAGTAGACTTCAGGCGTTGGATTTCAACCAACTGACCTTCTTTCAGTTTGTGTGGATATAGTGTAGTAACAACACCAACATTAGAGGACCAAGATGCGTTGATGATGTTTGTCTTGGTACGAAGATCTTGAACTGATGTTAGTGCAGTATTATCGTTCTGGAAGTTATCGTCGTCAATAACAGCACTAGATTCTTCAATCGAGAAACCATTCTGTGGTGGTGAAGCAAGAGAAGATACCTGTGGAATAGAATATCTTAGTTGATAAGACTTCTGATCATCAGTTCTAATATCATCAGTTCTGCTGATGAAACTATTACCAGTTTTAGGTGTAACTACAGATCTTTGTGTCGAGATACCTGAAGCAAGACTATTACCAGCACCAACGTTGATATACCAACCGCTAGTATCAAACTGAATTGGATGACCTGGATCTCCTGGTTCTTTATCAGATACTAAAGATACGACACGTAGTTCTCCTCCCAGGTTGTTAATATTGCTGAGATTACTATTGTTAATTGCGTTGTTGTAAGTAGAAGCAATACGAATCTGGTCTGCATTCAGACTTTCAGTGATTGCATAATATACAGTTCTATGCTCAAGACCATCAGGAAGGTCACCATCTTTCGAGAAAATTCTAATAGATTCACCAGGCAGTAGTCTGTGGTTCTCTTGTAGTGTTAGTGTGCTACCAGTGATCGAGTTTATACCAGATACTCTACCAACTAGATATTCTTTCTTAGTAGCAATTCTGTCGTCTGGTTCATCACCAGGAACAGGCATTACGATTGGTGCAGAATAAACGACGTTATTGACGTTACAGAACAGAAGATCGTCAGTCTTTGCACCAACAATATAATTACTCGCAAACTTTGATGGTGGTGCATCAATTCTGTTGAACTGATAGAAGTGAAGTCTAGTATCTGTAGCACCAGCACCAGAAATAATTTCTACATCAAGTGGTAGATAATTGACTGCATTTGCTGCTCTACGATTCTGCTGAGCAGGAATAATTTCAGTCAGATAACCTTGGTCATCCTTGAGGAATGCTTCTCTTCTAAAGAAGTCTGCTTCCAAAGATTTTGCACCAAAGTTACTGTTAGAGTTGGTGATAGACATATCACCACCAGACTCAGCAACGAAATGCTGTGCATAACCAATAGCAAAGACAGAAACTGCCTGAATAATACCGTTGTTAGATACCTTGACGTGGAAGTTCTGCCATTCTGGTTTATGTCTAGCAAGACTATCTGTGTGTAGTGATACACCAGAACCTAGAGCTGCCTGATCTTGGTAAATACCTGTTGTAGAATTATACTTGACGTATGCGTTGTCGTCCTTGTTTAGGGCAATACCGGTTAGCTGAGCCACAACCATGGACTTGAATCCGGTTGCTTTGCTACCATCGGCGTGCATACCATTCAGACCAAATACCGATCTGATGGAGCAGTTGAAGATATATGGAGAAGAAGAAGATACACTATCAGACTCAACTTCTACTGTTGGGTTCTTACCGGCAAGGTTTGGTGTTGCTGTAGATGTTGGAGTATTCGCTAGAGAATATGTGAATACAGTGTCGCTTTGTACTTGAGACACAACATAGCTACCATCATACTCAGCGTTATCAACACCAGCAATCAGAATAGGAGTTCCTACAGAGAAACCATGGTTAGTCTCTGTGACTACTGTAACAATAGATGTTGCAGTTGTATCTGTTGGGGTAGCACCAGAATAGATGTCTTCAATTTGAATTGCACCGACCTGGGAGATAGCACCAACAATACGGTACTCATCTACTACTGCTTCAAAGTCATCATTAGCAGGATAGTTAGGTAGTGCTCTACCAGAACTTGTACCATAAGCAAGCGTAAGCTTATGATAGTACATATCGAGATCGGTGTTACCCTTACCCGAAATGATATTCACACCATCTGCATACTCAAAGCAGGTTAGTTTGTGGTGTGAATAGTTGGGGGTGAATACAGAAGTTGTGTAGTCTCTGTAAATTCTGTCGTTAGGATCTGCGTCGAAGAAACTGAATCCAAAGAACCAGCAGGAACCAGTTACACGGAATAGTGCAGAACGGGAAATATTATCGTTTGATGGATCTGGTACAAACTTTGGTCTAATCTTAGTCTTACGAAGATCCTGACCAACAATCGATGTACCACGAGGTAGAATTACACCACCTTCAGTGGAGTTGAAAGTATAAAGAACGTTGTTTGGATCCTGAATATCAAAATTTGATTCGGTAGTCAGTTGATTGATCGATGCCGCACTACCATTTACATCCTCAATGTTACCACCAGTATCAATAGAAAAACCTGGGCGGTTATCAATGTAGTGAACACCAGGAGAAACTAAAATAGTTGTCTTATCAAATCTATCGTTATCTTTACCCAACTGATAGGAAAATCTAGCAGACTCAATCAGGGCACGCTGAATCGTCTTGAAAGGACGAGTTCTTGAATTGCCAGTATTGGAAATATCGTCTGTTGCATCAAGTTCTTCTGGGTTAACGTAAATTACATTACCCTGAACGTTCTTAAGGAAATTCTCTAGTCTGCTTAGTGGCATTGCCTATAAATACTGACACCGTTCTTCAAGTTATTTATACCATGCCTGCCGGTCCAGAAACGGAGTATTTGATTGAATCTTATAAGCGTGCAATTAAACAAGATCAAACACAGTTAGAGCAGTTAGATCAAGTTATTAAAGGTCTTGTAATTAAAACTGAAGAAGATGAAGAACCGACAGCAATTATCGAAGGCGTCAACGATCAGATCAATAGATTTGACCCTTCTACAAAAGGTTTAGATACCAGAATTCTATCACTAAACAACCAAATCAGAAATCTACAAGAACAGATTGTTGGTTTAGGACAATCTGCTAACGCATTTGGCTGTGTGGGTCTTGGAACAACTGTAACATCAGTTATTGGTGATCAGGTCAATCTACACATCTGGTCGTTTACTTCACCAAATCCATTCTCCCAATCCCAGCAAGTTCTCACAGCAAATAACCTAGGCGTTGGAACTTATAATGGTATTAGTACAGTATCTATTGGTACATATGCAAACTTTGCATCAGATGATGGAGTAGACTGTGCCGGATATGCTACATCTATCAGTAATTTGCAAGCACAAATTACCCCACTCCGCACACAGCGAAATGAGGTAATCACAGAAATCAATATCTTGAAAGAAGAAAGAGCAAGATATCAACTACAAAAATATGGTTATGATGTTGCTAAAGTTCAGTTAGAAGGTGAAATCGTCAAGAAACAAAATCTAATTGTAGCACTGGAAGATCCAGATAACCAACAATGGTTCTTAGAATAACTTATTCGTCAAGCTCGTTCCTCGCCGTCGTAATCTTTTGATTCTTCGTATGGTGTGTAATCAACTTCTACGGGTCTCAGTATTGCGTTGATAGGGTCTTTCTGTCCACCAAGGATAGCACAAGCTCTTTTATAGTAGAAGTTGTTTGTGCTGCCCGATGCCTCCATTGCATCTTTTACTTTCTGCCAATTTTCCATGGAAATGTCGTCCATAAGGATATGGTGCATTAAGGGTTAAAAATTATTTACCTCGGTTCTTCTTTTTACGCTCCTTTTGTCTTCGATTGAAGACAAACTTGTCGTTTGCTCTTTTACACCTTCGCAAGTGGGATCCGAATTCTATTCGATTAGCACAGATCTTACCACACATTGGGCATCTAATGCCCGGCGTATTCGACTTCGACATCTGCTTGATCTGTCCAGTCTCTTGCTACGACTAGCATATTCATAAATTGGTCTGCATCACATGGAATCTCGATCTCAGATCCATCTGATCCATACATGTAGAACTTGCGTGCTACAACGTCAATTTTGATTTTTTCGACGTATTCGTCAAGGATGTCTAGATGCATTGGGGGATTCCTGCAGACCTCATTCTACCATCACTCGGGTTCCACGTCAAGGGCAGGAACATCGACCCGTGTGCCCTGAACAAAGTAGTAGGCTTCAATGGCTCCACCAGTTGCGTTTCTGACGACGACCTTCTGACCCCATTCGATACGATCAACAAACAAGTCCTGACCAAAACGGCAGGGAGTCAATTGAACTGTGATCGATTCAGGATCAACAAGTTTAGTCCAATATAGTGGTAGTTCAATAATACCGTCAGTCGTGACTTTACCACGCACATAGACAGCGTGCTCCGGTCCTTCCAAGGCACCGTGCATCAATTTCTTACCGGGATTGAGTGGGTGCTCAATCTCAAATGCCTTTGCTCCAGCAGAAAATGCTCCAGTCACAGTCATATTCCCATAATGTGTGTATAGCGGAGCAGCAGAAGTTTTATTTGCAGCAGCATCTGTTTGCGATGGCTGTGCGTTCTGCTCGCCTCCAACACCGATATTATACCCCACCCTGTTGGATAAGCCAATAGCATTGTTGGTTCCGATCTTGTTTAGCACACCTAAGGTGTTGCCCATCCCAAAGAAATTGCTAACACCAAAGTTATTCATATACCCATTATGGTGGGTACCACCAGTAACATCAAGACCCAGCGTAGGAATACTAGGAACAAATGGTGCCATTGGAGCACCAATGTTGACTGCTGCTCTAGCAAATCCTGGACTGGTAGGAGCACCGAAGAATGCCGGTCCCACACAAGCTAGTGTGCCTGAGAATGGACTTTCACCATTCAATGTTAGCATGGACTGATCCAGTCTAGTTGGAACTTCTGGTCCGATATAAACCTTACCTGCCGATAGTTCGCCTGCGATGCTCATAGTACAAGTTCTCCTAGTAATGTATTTACCAGATCTGATAGACCATCTGGAATTAGTTTTGTCTTCTGATCCAATAGGAAATTAGTAGAACCGGAATTGATGACCCAACCATCAGCAGCATTCAATAGTGTAGATGTTGCCTTTGTGGTAACATTAGTTCCTAGTACGGTGACGTTATTATCTGCGTCCAACCTGATGTTATGAATTGCGTTTAGTACAATATCACCATCCTGGTCGGTAGTTTCCATTGTGATGTTTTTACCCCGCAGCGTAAGATCACCACCAGCATCAATCAGAATATCACCTTCTGCTTGAATAGCAATAGGACCCTTACCTTCCTGGAGTAGTGTGGACCCCTTATCGTTTGGTGCAGCAAACAGTCCCCAACCACCATCTTTGTAGATGTGTAGTGCTGCACCGCTACCACCAGATAGTTGAACGTGGTGCTTTCTTAATACGTTATCCTGTTTTTCTTCACCAATATCTAACGCACCAGCTGTTGGATGCGAAAACGTCAAGTTAGGTTCTTTCTGTTTCATGAGCTAACACAATTCACAACACGGATGACCCCACCAGCAGGAACTTCACCCTTAAATTCACTTCTTGGAATATATCTCATCACTGGTCTGATGATAGCACCAAATCCAGTCGGACTATTTATTGCTAGGTCTGGAATGACTTTACATCCTACATCAGTAGAAATGATGTCTGCACCTACAACTCTACCGTCTTCATCGAGTTGTGGTTTGAGTACACCACAGTCACTAGTAATCATATCTCCTTCTTCATAACCAATACCAGTATTGACGATCTCTACATCTTCGATCTGACCAACAACATCAATACCTTCATCATCTGGTGTAAGTGGTGACTCTGGAATATATCCACCACCACTTTGATCGATGATGATATTAACAACCTGACCATTCCTAATGATTGCTCTACCTGTTGCACCATATCCATTATCACAATCATCAATAATACTTACAAATGGTTCAGAAGTATATCCAAAACCAAGTTCAGTCATATTCACGCCCACTACCTGACCGATACTATTAACGACTGCTCTTGCAGCAGCAGATGCACCGCCACCACCAAAGATTTCAATTCTTGGTGGACCACATTCCTTATTGTATGGTTTACATCCACCAACCTGACTTTGAACTGTGTTAGCATCTGGTGTAGGACCAAACCAACCATTAATGGTATTTCTTACGTCTTTATTCAGATTACCAATTCTACCTGAAATATCAATAGTTCTTCTAAAATTAATTGCTGCTTCCTGTGTGGGACCAAAATTCACTGCCCAGTTGTATGGTTCTGGTTCGCAGAAGTTGCCTTCACACTTGAGGAAGTTCAGTGCTGTTTGTGCATAGTTCAGTGCTTGATCCATGTATTGTGTAAAACTACCAAGAGCAGAACCTACTGCTTTCTGAATAGAACCCAGAGCAGGACCAATTGCACTGTTGATCTGCTCTGTAATCTGACTGATTAGACCACCAATAAACTGCTCTGCAGCACACAATGGCACATTGACGATCTTACCAATCATCTGCAGTAAGAAGTCTTCAATAAACTTTTGTAGTCCTTTGATAATATTCTCGATAAGGCAGAAAATCTGATCGACTGCCTTCTTGACTGCGATATCTTTGAGAAGACTATCTGGAATTAGGAAACTAACAATCTTCTTGACCAGATCAAAGATCTTCTGGAACAAAAACTTTCTAGCAAGTCTAATAAGTTGTGTAAATGCACCTGAAATAGATGATGCAGTCTGACTTACTAGTGCATTTATATTTGCAAATGTATTCAGTGCAGGGTCAATGAATGCACCTTTGTATGCTTTCAGTCCTTCTACTGCTGTGATGAATGTCTGTAGTGATCTAGCAATCGTAGCAGTAGCACCTTTACCAGACTTGCATCCTTTTGCCTTACCAACAACCTTTTCTTTTACTTCGTTATTACTCTTACCTTGCTGACTTTGCTTTCCGTCAGCAGTTTCGCCACCTTTAGGAACACCATTACCTTTTGGTGCTGTACCATCTGCTGGTTTTACCGCAGGAGAATATGGTAGTTGCCTGTTGTATTCAACAGGTTTGAATCCTGTTGTCTGTGCTGCTAATGCTTTGTCCCATTTGATCAGTGATTCTTCTGACTGGGAACTGAATAGAGCACCCAGAATAACTGGTTGCTGGGCATCTTCACCATCAAGGAAGAAACCAATACAGGTTTCTCCACCTTGCAAAGCAAAACTAGAACCACCAAAGTTTTTTCCTGCACCAAGGTTTGGTGGTACTAGAAAATGTGCCCAAGGCAATTCTTCATCTTTGACCTCATCCGAAGCAGGATGATGACCTAGGATCCTAACTTTAGCACGGTATCCGTACTTTTCGCTGAATTCACGCCAGTTTGCATCTACGGTGACCTGTCCGATGAACCAATGTAGTCCATCTTCACCTAAAAAATCAATTTTAGACAGGCGTTGTTCAAGCATTTAGTTTTCGTAAATTCTGCACTCAACAGCATCTGGATTTTTGTCGCAAAATAGTTCCAGCGATGTAGGATCGTGGTGATCCTCAGGGTGTGCTTCTTTGTAATCCTGCAGATCGTGTAGTTCTGCTTCAAGGAACCTACGACGCTGGCTGGAAATACCAGGATCATAAAGTGCGTCTTCGTTTTTTTCGATGTGTAGTTCGATTGATTTCATGATAGCTCTGTGTAGGAATCTCTTACTAATTGTAATCCAGTAAAGTCACCATCTGCAGAGAATTTATGTGCTAATGACTTGATCATATAATAACCGGAGTTTGGATTGTCTCCATAATCCGCGGCTTCCATATTGAGTTTAGGAAACTTGCAATAAATCATATCACCACAATTCAACTTCAAATTCATAGGTACTGTTATATTTAACGTTTGAGAAAACAGTGTGGAGTACCTAGCATGACCTTGTGCCTGGTATAAATTCTGCTCTTGTGGTGTTTTTAGATCGCCTTTCTCCGACAATGTACCTTGATCTTGTACGGATAGCATAATTCGTGACGGTAGTTTTTCAAACTCAGTTGGAATAACCTCATCATCATTTGCTAGTTGCATCTGATTGTTGATGCTACCCTTTAGATTATATTCGTTGAATTCAGGTACCTTAGTGATAGCGTTGATGTATAGTGTTTGTGCTTTATAAGTTCCGCGTCTTAGTTTATCTAGAATATCGTTGTTTGTATTCCAGACTGGTGGTGTGGATATCCTAAAATTATTTTTTACATCTAGTGCGTCTGCACTTTCACTGAAAAAATATTCAAATACATTTTCCCTATTTGACTTTTGAAATACACTATCAATACTTCTGAAATGATATCCTTCTAGCGTTTCGTAAAATAGGTAACCAGCCGTACCAGTGGTTTTTTGATTGTTAACTTGTGGGATGGATTTGGGACACAACCAGGTGCAACTAAACAAGGGTCTTTTGTAATTGCCCATGAAAGAATATTCATTGGACGTGTCCTCTACTTCCTTGATTCTATCTGTGGAAATATCCAGATCTTCCGTCAAAATTTTTCTAACAGAATCACTAATCTTTCCTTTATACTTTTTATATATTCTATGTGTATGGTTTGATATTGCTCCTTTTGTTACTAATTCTAGCGTGTAAAATTCACGCTTTGATGATGAATTATTTCCAACAATATTAGAAATATACAATGGTTCGTTTAGGAAATCTATTTCACCACTTGGATGCTCAATTCTTAGTATTACTTCCGATCCACTACGAATTGGAACAAGTGCTAGAAATCCTGCAGTATCCTGAATGTCTACAGTGATATGCAAAGATGAATCAGTTACGTCCTCATAATATGAAATCAAACCAGTCTGTAGACGCATATCAACAGGTGTGCCTCCATTAGGTGGAACCACAGCAAAATCTATAATCTTATGTCCAGACGAAAACAGGGACATATTATCTCGTCAAACTACTGATCATCTGTGCGTATTTAGTTGCATTATCGTAGGATGATGGTGGAGTAGATCCGCCTCCACCCATAGGTTGTTGCATCTGTGGAGACATCGCCACCACAGTATTTGGTTGATTATTAATCATCAATACACTGTCCTGTCCGGCAGACATTTGAGTTTCTTTAGTAAAAGTTTCGGACACTGCTAATAAAGTGCTGCCCATCTGAGGCATCGGAGCAGCACCAACCTGCTCACCAATTCTTGGACTATCTGGATTAGATGGATCAGATAATGCACCCGGTCTAGATGCATCCGGCATTGGTGTACTTGGTTTGCTGAAGATTTCTGGATCTGGTATATAAGATCCACCATCTGGTGCTGGTGATGTTTCTGTATCATCAATTTGATCGGCAGTATATGGTTCATTGATAATGTCTTCAAGGGAACGTTCATCCTTAGGTTGTTCTCCTGGACCTGTGAGATCACGACTACCGTCCAGTTTTTTTAGTTTAGTTTCAGTTACACCAAGTGAAGCAGCTAACTTAGTCAGATTGTTGATAGCAACATCAAATTGATCCAACGCTGACGAAAACTTTGATGGTCCAAGGTTAAGTTTTTCTCTTCGCAATTGTGCTACTCTTTCATCAGTGGAATTAGCACCAGTCAAAGTATCTGCAAGACCACTACCAGCAAAACCACCAGCAACACTACCAAGCAGACCACCGATCAGGGCACCTGGAGCAGCGCCTACACCGCCGAATAGAGCACCAATACCAGCACCAAGCGCTGCGCCCGCTTTACCACCTGCTAGAGCACCTGCTAGACCGCCTACAGCGCCTGCTCCTGCCTGTAGATTGGTCTGTCCTTCCTGCTTTCGCTGAATAAAATCAACACCAGTCAAGGCAATATTGAGACCAGGGATAGCACGACCAAGACCAACTTTAGGAACCCTTGGTGATTTGATACCACCAAGATTTGGTTTGGGGATTTTTACACCCGTTGGAAGTTTAGGAACACTTGGTTTTGGTGCTTTGATACTTTTTAGACCTGAAGCAAGACCACCTAATCCAAGAGCACCTAAAAGTGTTCCTAAAGGACTGTTCTTTGATTGTGCGTTCTTTGCTTCTTCTACTTGATCTAGAAGAGATCTGAATACGTCTTTTCTAGTAGCAATAAGTTTTTCTTCTTGCTTTAGTTCTTCTTTTTGCTGAACAACAAGTTCTTTCTGGCTTTGTGCAAAGAACTTTTGTAGATCAACTGCACTTCTACCAGTTTGCTGTGCTACTGAAGATAACTTTAGATAGTTCATGCGAATGCTCCAAGTAGTAGATTAGAAGCAAATCTATCATTACTAGGATAATTCGTATCAATGTATGGTGTTGATTGTGACTCAACCTGCTGTGGTGGTGCCTGTGTTACAGTCTGAGTTTGCCCAGGAACAGTTAAGTTCATAAGCATGGGTTGTCCTGTTGTAGGTGCCGTAGATTGTAGTTGCCTTGCTTTATCTAAGTTTTGCTCATAGATACGCAAAGATTCACCAGCAGTTCTATCAGTTTGTCCATAATGTGGTGTAAAACTTGCCCATTCCTTACCAAGTTTTCTAACATCCTCAATGGACAATGGTTTGGTAGGATCAACGCCACGACGTTTCATTGATTGGAACAAGATCATCTTGTTCTGCAATTCTGGTGTATATTTTACCTTATCAGGATCCAATCCCATTTCACGAACTGTTTCCTCTGGTTTCATAAACTGACCAGCACCTACAGCAGCGGAAGTATATTTACCATAAGTTGCTTCACCAGTTGCAAGTCTTCGCTTCTGTTCTGCTACAACCTGACTAACAGTCATCTTGGAAAGATCCATGTCGGTCCTTCCACCAAACCAAGTATTATATCCCCCTGATCCTGCAGTTCCTTCTAGTTGTCTTACAGTTGCAATAAATGCCTTTGCTTCTGGATCATTAACATCAATCTGACTGAATACATTACCACCAGCACTCATTAATGGTTTTCTACCAGGAACTTTATTAGATGTTTGTATAATTCCAGTTTCATCTTTATGAGGAGTGAATGTAGGATCATCCTTACCTTTCATCCTCTGCAACATTAGATCAATGACCTTATTGAATCTGGTCAGTTGAGAAGAAAATCTATTTACATCTTCTGGAGCAATAGTATTTTCTGCCGTTGCCTGAGCAACTAGTTCCTGTCTTCGTTCTTCACTATCACCACCAAGCATTCCCATACCAGCGGCACCAAGAGCCAGACCACCAGCACCCAACAGGAGACCTGCTCTGCCGCCTCCACGGACCCTAGGAGCACGAGCACCAGCAGTAGCAGCAACACGTCCTCTGCCGCCCCCTAGACCCCTTAGAGCAAGTCCTCCTAGGACCACAGATGAGGTGATGTTGACGATCTCTGGTAGGAATGATGCGACGGCAACAGCAGCAGGTTGAACAGCACCTGCAACATCACCTTCTGCAAGTTCTTTTAGGGCAATAGCACCACTAACAGCACCAACTCTTGCACGGAATCCAAAGAATGCCCCCTTCAGGGACTTCAGTTCTTTTTCTTCCTTTTCTTGTAATTTCTTTTTTTTATCGAAAAACTTATTTCTTTCTCTAATATCTTTCTTAATTCCTTTCTGAATACCTAACAAATTATTATTGACTTGCTCAAATTCTAGAACCAGTTTTCCTAATTGTCTGGTAGTTTTACTATCTACCTTTGTTGCAGTTTCTTGTACTAGTTTTTCTGCTTCTAGTCTATCAAAGGCAGCAGACATTCTACGTTGGATGTCTGGACCCTGACCTTCACCCAAAGCAGGTTCTGATTTACTAGGTTTCCATGAAGCAAGCATTTGCGTCTGTGGAGACGCCAACGTTAGCAATCGCTTTTGGTTTTTCTCAGCAGATTGTCCTAGTGCCCACATCCGAGCTGCCTCCTGCCTAGTCTTTTGACCGGGGCGAGGCATATTAATAGATGGAATGTAACTAAGTTGCTGCATTCGCTGCTTGCTCGGCTTCTAAACGTTTTTTCTCCAAGTAATTCTCAAGATATTTCACATAGATTTCTCGTTCCCACGGCATCATATTTTCCATATCACTCAAGCTCCAATTGTGATGTTGCATCAGAGCAAAGTTGTCCTCAAAGTATGAGTCCAAACTTGTGTGATATAGCATTATGCGAAAAAATTAGATAAGCCCTCAATGACGACTTCTGATTCAACTTCAGTTTTGGGATTTTTGACCGTAGTACGATAAGACAACCTTGGCATTGTCGTGAAGAACTCTTCGACCTTTGAGAACCTAACAGAATCTAACTGCTCAAGGAACTCAACCAGTTCTTTTTCGGTGCAGTCAGATGCACTCCATGCTTCCTCACCCTGATAAACACTTTCAATACAAGAAGCAATTGCTTTGAATGCTTTATCGATCAAGTTTTGGTTTGATCCAGCATCAGATACTACAAAGTTATTTTCAACAAATTGTTGAAGTGATGGGTACTTCATTTTAAGGAAAATACCACCACCCAAATCAATAGTATCAGTGTGCTCTTCTGGTGTAGCAAGTGTAATATCAGATAGTCTGACCGTCAGTGGAACCTGGGTCTCATTATCATCCTTACAAGTAACTAAAATTTCAACGCTTTCACCAACCGACTTACCACGAATGTTCAGGAATAGATATTCCAGATCAAAACTAGGTAGGTTCTCTGCTTTTACACCACGAGTTTGGATGCAAGCATTAAGAACATCTTTTACGGCATTAGTAATATCTTTTTCAGTCCCGCGTTCGGTAGCAATCAGTAGAACCTTTTCTTCCTTGACTAGGAATGGACGGTATTTTACAGTCTTGCCGGTTGAAATCAAGTTCAGTTCAAACGAAGGAGTAACAACCTTTGGTAATGGCATAGAATTTCAAATCATCGGCTTTATTTAGCGGGGATCTAAGATCCTCACATTCGCACCTTTTTTGGTACGCTTATCAATATATTGAGAACTATCAGTGTAAGTCATAATATCTCGCATATCATCAATTACAGTTTGTAGATACTCTGGTCTCAGAATAAAAATAGACCTCTTATCATCATTTTTCGTTTGCTCATAATCAAAATAAGAAACTGAAGTTACCACATCAGATCCAGATACTGTTTGCAAATCTCCGTATAGATCAGTATACATGAAGATATAACTTTGATCTACCACCAGACCAGAAGAAAGTAGAACACTACCAGTAGCGTCTTTTAGTTCTTTTGTTTCATAATGATGAATTTCATTCAACTGGTCTTGACTGTACTTATCATCAAGATAGTTGTTGAAATCAGTCTGACCCATTGGCCATTCATCACGAATATTGATGACGTTGTTAGAAATTAGAACAACCCAATCTAACAAGGGAGAACCATAGACTTTATTAGCGACTTCATCTGGACGCTCATCACCAGTGATCGAATACTTATCAAATACTGTTGCATTCTGGAAAAAATCTTCCCTAATTTTTCCACGACGAAATAAGTTCTTCACAGTTACATAATCGTAACTGGAATTACGACCATCTGTAAAGGAAGGTAATTCTAAATTTGAAAAGTAAGAAAAATATCCTTTAGCCATTTTAGAAACCTATACTGTCTGGATCGAAACTAACGTTAGCATCATCAACACTGCCTTTTGGCTCAATTACACTAGTGTCGTAATCGCTTGCAAAGATTGGGGTCAATTCTGTAAACGAAAGGGTCATAATAGTCTTCACAGGTTGAGACACTGCCTGAGGATCATCATATGACTGATACACGCCATCAGGAGTATAATTGACTTCACAAGTAGTCAAAGCACAAATTTTATGTGCGTTGATACCTTTAATATCCCGATTCCCGTTTTTATATTTAACACGGAATACATTAGGAGACCCAATAAAAATTAGATTTTCTCCCAACCTTTTGGGAGCCATACCTTGCTTGAAAAAGCGAATAATTCTTCTAGCATTGGTTGCGTCTGTTTGATTATCTGGAGCAAACTCAAAACTTAAACTAAAATTGCGAAGTTTTGGACCACCAAACAACAACTCAAGATTTGGGTTAATTGTTGTTCCTGTTGCTCTTGTGATGAACTGAGCAGGATCAACATTAATACCAACTTTACTCAGTCCATACTGTGCCGCTAGTGCTGTGAATAGTGTTCCTGAAGGAGTACCTGTACTTAAACCACCTTGACCAACAAAACTTGCTGCTTGTCCAAGAACATTACCAGCCGCACCCGCTGCTTTCAGAAAGTTACCACCAACTACTGTACCAGCAAGACCCATAGCAGTGTAAAATGCACCTGCCTCAAATGCATTTGCTTTTCTTTGCCCCCAGTCAACACCATCACTCATAGCAAGTTGATTGGGAATAGGGAGTCTTACTGTTCCTACAGACTCCCTTAAATTAGAATTTCTTCGGAGACCTTGGGCGAAAGTTTGAAATGGATTTGCTGTGCGGATATTTCCAGTAGCCTCATCAACCAGTAGTTCCTCTTGAGGTGCCCTATATGTAAATTGCTCAATTACTACACTATCCTGAGAATTTTCATAATATGCATCTGCAGGATATTGAACTGCAAATTGCTGTTCACCAGGAAGCAACAATAATTGCCTTTCCTGATCTGCAGTTTCTTGAAGTTTTTTGATAACTTCTGGAAGAACCACGTTATTGGGCTTTGGTGCAGGTCCTGCAACTGGTTGAGCATTGCCTGGATCTGGTGCTGGATTGAATATAGGTCCTTGTTTCGTTCCCGCGTTTGTATCATTCCATGCTTTTCTACTATCAGAACGATTTACTGCCTCTTCTACAACTTCCTTTGTATTTCCACTAAGAGCATTGACTCTTGCCTTCAGCGTACTAAGATCTCTTCTATAAACATCTTTAAATTCTGTTGTTTCAATTAGTCTTTCAAATTCACGATCATTCGGTTGAAATATTTTATCATTAATACCAAGAAATCCCTGGTTATGTTGTTTAATGCGAAGAATTTTCAGAAAATCTGTTCCACCAGTATCATAAGAAATATATGCTTCATAAGTCTTCCCACCTTCTTGAAACTGAATCCTTTTTTCACAAGGTTCGTTTATGATTGGTTTGCAAGCCATTTACCAGATACTCCTAGGATTGACGGGCATTTCAGTTCCACGGAAAGACCTTACAAACTCAGCAGCGGGAAGTTCTACTGCTTTACCCCATTCGGTAGGGGCAATATCTATAAAGTTACTTTCTACTTCATTCTTCAGGTATTTATGGAACCCTTTGCTACCAAAGAAGAAAGACTCCCAATTTTGATTATCACTTTGCTCCGTTTCCCGAAGCATTTCGACAATAGCAAGTCTATCTGATGGTTTATAGTAGTGCAAATTCATTCCATAGAATATATCATCCTCATCAATAACAATATAGCACAATGGATTTCTATCATATGCTCTTTTATTAGCAGTCACTGCCTCATAGCGAAACATCATCAAATGTCCTACTTTGACGATAGATGTTATTTCAGATTCTGGAAACTGTGACTTATATTCCAAGGTCGTGCTCCGTTAGGACTTTGAATTCCCACTTACGATCATCACAATAGTCTTTTGCTGCTTCCCATTTTGCCTGATTTTTAGCATATTCAACTACTTCAGACACATACTTCTTCGATCGTACTTTCTGCTTTTTGGGTTCTCTGACTTGTTTAGCAGGTTTGATTTCAATCAAACTTTCTTTCACATTTCCCTTGATATCAACATATTTGATATAGAAGTCTGGAAAATACTTATGAATTCTATTGTCGATGGGTGACCTATAAGGAATAGCAAGTTCTTCCGACCACCACTTCAGAATATTCTTGTTGGTGTCGCAATATCGACAAAATTTCAACTCCCAAGAAGAACGATAGATGATATTGGTTGGGTCGCCACGATACTTTTGAGGATTTTGAGGACGGAACTTACCCTTGTATGTATTCATAGATGCCACCCCTTATGTGACTTTCTCTTACCTTGCAAAACTTCAGTAATATGACCCTTATGCAAATTATGTTCTTTGCAAAAATGTGATATACATCGAAACTTGACTTTTTTACCGTTTGGTGCTATAATAGTGCCCGCCTTGCGTATATTGGGACGCTCTATTCCAATCGCACTTTTAGACATTTTTTCACGGGTTTCTTGGGAATGTTTCTTTCCAGTCATTCCGTGATTTTCAAGTCGCCCCAGTCTTTCTTCACCAGAAAGATTGTTCCAATAAAATGAAGTTATATTGCTTTTTCGTTCGCGTTCTGGTTGTGAATAGCAATCAAAGGGTTCAAAGTTAGCACTATCTAAATCGACCTCAAAGGGAAGCATACCCAAAGCTTCGCTAATAGACATACATACTATATAAACGTCCTTGTATTTAGATGGCAAAGAGTAGTCAAAATGTAATTACAGAAAAGAGATACTATGTGCCGTCGTGGGAATTGTACAATCTAGGTGCTAAAAATAGCATTGTACCAGCGTTTAACAACCTATATGATGTCTGGATTGACTTCAATACCACATCAGGCAACCTGAAAAATTTTCTCAATCAACACAGACCCAATACTACAAGTAATCCCGGCGATTACATGGCTTTATTCTGCTCACAGGCAGTTCTTCCAGGTTCTGACCTACAAGTTGGTGAAGCAAGGGGTCTAAGACAGGGTGTTGTTAGTAAGTATGCATATTATAGACAATTTCCAGATATTCAATTAGTATTCTTCACCCAGCAAGACTATTATACTAATGACCTCTTCAATGCTTGGTTAGAGTTCATCTCACCAACATATATTGCGGGTGGTGGGCATGGTTCTTCTACAAGAGAACGAATTGATGCAACTGCTTCATATAGAAAAATGAAGTACCCTGAAGAATATAAGTGCAAAGTTCAAATATCTGCATTTAGTCGGGAAGCGTTCTCAGATAACAATAAACTAATTATTCAAGCAAATCAGGACTTTGATACTGTAGAAGCAAATCTATCGGTTCCGCCAAGCACAATCACTTATAATTTGACTGGTGCATTCCCTAGAAGTGTTGTTTCTGCACCATTGCAGTATGGTGGAGCACAACTAATTCAAACAACAGTTAATCTAACTTACGAAAACTATTATGTTGATCGTATTTCTTATGAAGGTGATCAGAAGAAATTTGAAAGTGATGTGACTGCTGTAAGAAACCCATTTGCATAAAAAAAGGGGTCAATTGCTTGACCCCTGAAAAAACCTATTTGGAATTTTTTGGCGGAAAATTTTTCCACCGTTTTTTGAAACTAAAAAGTGATTTTGGTATCACTCTTCAGCAAGACGTTGGAAACGTGCGAGCACATCATCGTCATCATCAGAAGCGGATGAGACCACACGGGACTCTTCCTTGATTTGTTCGATGCTCTTGGTCTGGATCTCTTCCTCTTCATCAAACACTTCGGGTGCAACTGCACGACGGGTGTTGTTGGGGTTGAGCACAGCATTCATACGCTTCTCAAGTTCATCATAGGACTTGAATTGGTCCTGCTTGGTGAACTCTTCCAGCGAATACTGCTTCTTCCAGATTGCTTCCAGTTCGTCGTCGTCATCGAGCAATGCATCGGGACTTGCGAACTCGCTGCTGTCGTAGTTACGATAACCAGCAACGTTCTTTGCTTTCAGTTTGAAGTTAGCACCCTTCCAGAAGTCGAACGGATCGATGGCTTGCTCGTCCTCAAACTCGGGTTGCATAGCAGCACTGATCTTATCAAAGATCTTTTTGCCGAACTTGTAGAGGAAGACTTTGCCTTCGTTCTGGGGGTTAGCTGGGTCTTTGACCACATAGATGTTAGCAATGTAAGTCAGCTTACGCTTCTGCTTACGTGCTTGTTCTTTATCTTCGTCTGCACCACTGTTCCACAGGATACGGTTGTACTCTGAGACAGGATCCTTACCACCAAGGGTGGTCAGACTGTTCTCAATGTACCAACCACCAGGACCTTGGAAAGCGTGTGACCATACCTTTGCCCAAGGCAGTTCTTCGCCATTGGGAGCAGGCAGAAAACGGATAACAGCATAACCGTTGCCTGCTTTATCAACGTCCAGTTTCCACAGACGTTCATCAGCACCGCCAGTGCTGCCCTTGTTCATCTTCTCAATCTCGTTGGTGAGTTTGGAAGTCAGGCTGCCCAGACGGGAATTTTTCTTAAGATCAGAAAAAGACATATTCGGAGTATTAGGTGGATTGAATTGGATTGATCACCTGAACATAGTATAGCACTGTATTTAGTCCATGTCAATGCAGTCGTAACTGTATTGCATAAGGATTGCTGATAGTTTCATCTTCATGAAATGCAAAAATTCCTGCTCCTCCGCTGGACGAGCAGGGGCACCAGGCCACATCTTGATAGCATAGTCAAGATGACTGTGTAACAATTTGATTTCCTCTATCCCTAAGTCGAATGATGCGTACCAGTCTTCTTCGGTATTAGGTATCATTGATTTGCTAAGCGATCTTGCAGTTGTTCTAATGTTCTTCGCATATTTCTAAAGATAATATTCATATCAACATCCTTGAAACCCATGGCTTCAGAAGTCATACGAATCTTCTCTTTCATTTCCAACGCTTCAGGATCGTCAGACAAACTGAGGCGAGTCCACATGACCTCTTGTTTGTCTAGTAGTGTCTTCAGTTTTTCAATGTGCTCATGCTTTTCAGCATCACTGAAAGAACCAAAGTCAACGATTACCTTATATAGATCTTTTTGAATTAGGAAAATATCTTCTAGTTCTTCACGGATAATGTCTGACTGGAAAAATTTGCCCATGGTTTTACTCCACTAAGTTCTTCAGGTACTTCTTATACTTGAAGATATCAATATTTAGAAACGGTTTGTACTTTTTAATTTTTAGTCCAACGCGCTCCCATATTGGATCTTTAAGTTTGCTGTCGAAATCATCACAATATCCAAAGATCAAGTCCAGGATAGCCATGGTTTCAATGCTGGTGTCTCCAGCAAGGTATGATTTTAGCACAGGTGGATGCCCTTTGGAGGCAAAGAATATGTTAAGTTCATGCTCATCATATAGATTAGCAACTTCCTGTGTAAAACGGTAATAAAGACTTTGCTGCCTTGCTTGCCATGCTTCATAGACCTTCTCACCATTGCGAGACATCTCACCAATCCACAGTCCATCAGGGTTATCTGATGCTGTGAAGTTAGCAAGGAAAAATGCCTTTACTTCATCATCTTTATACTTCCTTGAGGTCTTCTCAAAGAAATATCTGTCCTTACGCTTGTAAAATGTTTCAAGTTTTACCCGCGAGTTAGCACCATACCGGAAGTAATCAAACTTCGGTTTGGTAAAGTGTTGCTTGAAAGCAAGATACTGTTTATAAGTATCAAATGGCGTCATTCCAGATCTTGTATAAGATATTGTCATGATCTAGTTCGTGAACATCAGGTTTTTGGTGAAATAAGCAGACAGAATAGTCTGGATAGTATTGAAAGTGTGGTTGAAAATTATTCTCCCAATAGTGACTAGGTTTAGATCCTTCTCTATAAGAATAAAAAACTTTCGGTAGAGTAGTATGTGGTAGTCTCTGCCGATGATACCACACATCAGTACCGACATTGCTCTTTACGATATTCTCCCAATCAGATTCCCATAGATCATACACCCACGTCAAGTCCTTCCAAACCATACAACAACTTGTAAAAAATGGTTGTTCGGGATGTTCCATCCTAAACTTTATACCTTTCCAATCACAACGAATGAAAGACCATTCATTATCAAATTCTAAAATAGGCGTGATGTCTCCCTGAATTACTATATCCAAGTCGAAGAAGACTTTTTTCTCATACTGTTTGATTTCCTTTCTACCAAAGATCTCAACCTTATGCCAAGTTGGCCACCATCCCGTGCATTCTCGTGGTTCTACTCCATGACAGATGACTCCCAGATCAATGTCTGTGGGATCATCTGTAAAGCATATGAAGTTCCAATCACACTGCTTACGAACCGCATGATATAAGTTATTTACATAATCTGCTGAGTATAAGTCACCTACTTTAAGACAAATTACACAGTTCTGGGAATACAGATTTGTAATCGGATCCATTGACATGATCAATTGCCTCCAAGTATGAAGTAAATTTTTCCCACTTATGCTCCCAGTCTAGCACATTTTTAGACAATTCATCACATAAGAAACTCAACTCTGTGTCCTGATATTTATTGACCAGTCTCTTGCGAATTGATGGGTGCAAGTTCTCGATCATCGCTATCTCAGGTGTGTGTATATTGTTCCACTGAACAGGAAGATCTCCAATCCATTGATATAACTCATCTAGATGTAGAACAGACAGTGCAGTCAACGTTACTGAAATATTGACGTTAGTATATTGTTTTATTTCTTGATAATTTGCAGTAACTTCTTCCCACTTAGATGGAAACCTGATGTAATCATTATATTTACCGTATCCATCCAAGGAAAAACTAATATCACATTTTTTGAAATGTTTGATATAATCCTTGATATGACATCCAGACCAGTGCAACTTGGTGAGATTAGAATCATATCTTAAAATAATATTCTTT